AAAATTATGACAAAATTAATAGAGACAGTTTAATGTCTAATATACCTCAGTATCTCATTGATGACCCAAACTCTGGAGAATATTTGACGTTTTTAAACATGGTTGGTCATCATTTTGATAATATTTACACATACATTTATGCGTTGCCGATTGAGAGACAAATTAGGAATGAACTCACATCAAGCATACCAGTAAAAACATTGAAAGAAGTGTTGTATTCATTTGGTTGGAGTGTTGATGATATTATAGGTTCTTTGGATATAGATGAAGTATATCTGAATAGCATGAATTCGTCATCCTACGACGCTCTATCAGGTCAACAACGTCTTCAAACTATATGGAATCGAATCTTGGTAAATTTACCAGGAATTTATAAGACAAAAGGAACAGAACAATGCGTAAACTACTTAATGGCTTGTTATGGTCTTCCAACGTCAATGATTACCATAAGAGAATATGGTGGAACAGATTTTGCTGATAATACCCTTCCCACATATCAAGTAGATGAAAAAACATATATGCTCCAGTTTTCGGGCGTAAACGATTATGTAGAAGGACCGATACCAAATTCAGCAAGAACTATAGAGTTCAAATTCTCCATTGATACTCCAGCAACTAAATCGTATTATAAAGATTTCAAATACGTTCCTTTAGTTACCAGTATTCCACATCCATATACTAGTACTGATTATTTTAATTGGACTCTTGGGTTTTATAAAGTTCCAGGACAATACACGGGTAAAGTGGTGTTTCAGATGGGGTCTGGTTCGTCGGGTATAGCAATAACCAGTAGTGTATTACCTATATTAAACGGCGATATCTTTAGTGTAATGATTAGAAGAAACATGCCATTTGGAATGTTTGAACCAAGTTTAGACCCGAGTGTTATTCCTCTCGAATACGATTTATACGTTCAGAGAAATGAAAACGGAAGAAAGATATTTTACTCAACATCGAGTGTAATCATATATAATGATGACAACGATGTATTTGCTAAGTTTGGAAAGTTTAGATTAACGAATGGATTGTTTAAAGGAAGTGTTGATAAACTATCCATCTGGGATATTCCTATTGATGATAATGATTTTGAAGAACATGTAAACGATTTAAACTCATATGGTTATAGTGGTTCTGCTGCTTATCAAAATTTGTGGGTCAGGTTGAATTGGGATTATCCACAAAACATGTTTTCTCATTTAAGTAATGATGTGTGGATAGACAATGAATCTTCATACTATTATATTCAAAATTATTATACAGACCAAACATTAACCACCGTTAATGAAACTCTGTATTCTGCTTCCCAAGAAGTTATTCGGGAACGTTGGCAAACATATTATCCAACGGGTTCCGTTGAAATTCGCGGTTACAATTTCCCGGAAGCTATTGGGAGTGCTTATTCAGCTTCGTGGTATAATCAACAACCGTGTCATTGGCACTCTGAATCCATATATCCATATCATTTCAAGGAATTGACATATCAACAGAATATTGATGCTTCGAAATATGGGCCAAATAGATACAAGAATAAGAAGGTCAGAAAAATAGATTATGAAATCAGCGCTAGATTTGACCCATATGATAGGTCAACAAACGATGCAGACCTAACTGTTTCTGGAGAATCCAATCAACTCGGATTTTTCATTGACCCACAAGATTCTAAAAATAAAGATATTTTAAGATATACAGGTAGAAATGGTATTATGGAGTTGATAGGTGACCCGTCTAATCTTTATAGCGATAAATACTATGACCTTGTAAACAAGAACGTAGAATACAATTATGAGGGTGATAAAAAAACACACTTTAATGAATTGTTAACGATTTACAAATTCTATTTTGATAAATCAATCTTTCAGGCTATAAAGAATGTCATGCCTGCTAGAGCTAACGCTTATACGGGTGTGGTCATTGAGCCTACACTTTTAGAAAGACCAAAATATCAGAACAAAGAAATTGCATCTAATGTTCAAGTATCTTACGAAGAGCCTACTGTCATAAATAAACTCTACGATTTTAGTGAACAACTTTTGTGGGCAGATTTCAATACGGATTGGTCATTGGTGGGTAGTGGTTCTTTACCACCAGCTTATCCAACAACCGATGAAATAATGACATTTTATCAGTCACCACTGGAGGGTATTGTTTCCAATATCAATAGACTTCCTGTAAAACAACAATCACAATTACAATTGTCAATGTCTAATTCTCAACCACCTAACTATCAGCAGGTGATTGATTTGAATTATTTGACATATCCAAACCGTAATTGGCCTGTTAATTTACCAGAAGGTGAATATGTTAACGATTGTATGGATAAGATTCAACACGACTTCTATCCTAACTTTGAAGAGTTGGCAAGATTGTGGGAAAGCAATTCATCCACCTACAACACCCCAATATACGGGTCTGTAACTAATCAATATGGGCCAAATAACATTACAGACGTTCTTGTAATAGGTCCTGACCATGGCGTTTATGACCCAACAACATATTTTGCTGGTGTCAATAGTGGAAGTCATCAGATTGTTTATTATATGTTGAAGGTGTGGGACAAATATCATTACTATAACAAATCAGGAAACTATGTTCGTTCTTCCAATCCATTAGATAATAGGTATGATTCAGCATCGGTGTATCTTTATAAATACATCATAGTTGATGAACGTTTAATGAGAACCCTCATATACTTCACCAATTTAGTTTCTGGTTCATTATTTGGTCCTACCGACATATCATACACTTGGACTGGTACCCCATCGGTAGGTGCATATCTTCATAAAGCGAATACGTTCATTGGTACGCCAGACCAAAAATTAAGCAATGTTAAAGCTGCATCAAATATTATTACACCTGTTAACAGAGTTGTTTTTGACCTTTATATGAGTCCATCAACACAATATTTTGAATTGGCTAGTGGATATCCAAGAAATCACTATACACACAAATTACAACAACAATCGAAATGGAAATTTGGAGATTATCATAATAACATTTTTGTGAAAGGAAGAAATACTACCGATTCTACTATTAATGGAAACGGCATAAATGATGGAAGTCTTCCTGTTTGGTCATCTAAGACTAATAACCTCAATGTAATAAACACAAGTAATATTCTTAGAACGACTCCTTATATTGTTCCTAGCCCAATTTCAACTGGTACAGTAACAACTCCAGCACCCGCGATTAAGCCGCCGGTGGAGGTAGTACATCGCCCAATATACAATGCACAGCATTATCGAGAATATCCGTTGGGACCAAGCCCGTATTATAATTATGCTAATCTTAACCCGCCGGCTGAAACAAATCTCATTCGTTTAATACCAGAGAGCCAATTGCGAGCCGTTAATCCTAGGGCTAAAAATCCATTTTTTAATCCATTTTTTAATCCAAATCAAAGACATTAATTATACAAGAGTAAAATATCAAACAAAAAAGGTAGGAAAAAACAGAATCGAAAGAATACTTATACACAGAGAGATATTCATATGGCATACATTGACAACCAAACAATAACCGTAGATGCTATTCTTACCAAAAAAGGTCGTGAACTTTTGGCCCAGAATGGAAATCTGAACATTACATCATTTGCTTTAGCTGATGATGAAATTGATTATACACTTTATCAACCAAACCATCCAAACGGAAGTGCGTTTTATGATTTGGCTATCAGAAACACTCCTGTTTTTGAACCTGTATCAGATGAAACACAAGTGATGAAATACAAATTGGTTAGTTTGAACCAAGGTGTAACATCAATTCCTGTCATTAGTATTGCTCAAGACAAAATTTCCGTTCCAAGAGATTACACTGGTGATATTATCATCTCTCCTTCAACAAACCCAGCGTATAATCTCACCCTCGGATACACAGCAATTCTTGGTAACAAGAACGTGGGTGTATTGGTTGTTAACCAAGCCAATTCAATTAACTCAGTTTCTAGTACAATTCCTACATTTGCCGGTGACATTAATACGACTAGTGCACAAGTTGTTGTGGGTCAACAGTTCCGTTTTCTTCCAAACAGCAGTTTAGGAAAAACTACTTCTACAACGTTAACTCTTATTGGTAACGAATCTGGTGGTAGTTTGAGCATTGAAGTAACGGTAACGGTGCCAACAACCACAGGATAAGGTATAACATATGATAT